AGATTTGAGGCTGGTGTTGAGAATGATCCTCAAGCTGAGGAGCTGGCACGATTCGCAAATGAGGCATATGGCTTCGATGGATATGCCGGGCAGATGTCAATCAGTTGGGAAGAGCAACTCGGATATCTATTCGAGTATGTCACAATTGGATATCGTTATGCTGAGGAGATTTACAAAGTAGGTCTTGATGCCGAGGGACGCACAAAAGTCTTCCTTGATTATTATGCAGACCGAGAGCCAAGTGCACACAATGAATGGTTGAGCCGTGATGGTCAACATCTCGATGGTGTACTTCAAACCGTCGTTGGTGTTGGCAAGACTCCCAAACCAATTCCATCAAACAAGCTTCTCCTCCTCACTCTCAATAGAACAGGATCCAACTTCGAGGGAGTTGGCATGCTTCGTCCTGTTTGGTGGTGGTGGAAGACCAAGCAACGTGTTTCAAATATGATGTGTGTTGGCCTTGATCGTTGGGCAATCCCAACTCCTAAGGTGACAGTTGATAGATCAGTGGCAGAGCTTCAAGGTCTGACTGATGGTGACATTGATGCAATGATCAATGATGCTGAGGCACAAGCACAAGCGTTCCTTTCAACAGAACAATCTTACCTCGTTGAGAATGCTGCTGTTAAGTTTGATTCATACAGTACAACCCCATACCTTTACTCTCAAGGTCCTCTCGACATTATCAAAGAGTGTGACAATCAAATCAGTCAAGCCTTTCTTGCTCAATTCGCTAACCTTGGAATAAGTGACACCGGATCAAGATCAGTTGGAGAGGTTCATCTTTCAGTCTTCAGAAGATCAGCGATCAATCTATGTGATGTTGTCGCAGGTCAAGTCTCAGGTCCTGATCGTCGAGGCGGTGGAACTGTGGGACGATTGATCAGATTCAACTATGGAGCTGTTGACCCTTCCAAGCTTCCACGTTTGACTCATGCTGGCCTTGATACTGATGATCTTGCAAACAGCCTTGGCATGCTTGGACCACTTGTCCAATTTGGACTATTGACTCCAGACGATGAACTTGAAAGAGCGATTCGTGAAAGACTTGGAGCGGGTGATCTTCCGGAGGATGCACAAAGATCAGCCCTCGAAAGAGCCGCGTCAACTAAGTCAGCCGGAGGATCGGCTTTACTTGCTGAGCAATTGATCAAAGCGAGAAGACGCAATGAATAAAAAGAGAACACAAGCTCAGACTCCAGCTCCTCCCAAAGATCGAATCAAAGGATCAAAAAAGAATCCTCAAGGATCTGCAAGTGGATCACGAGGCAAGATTGAAGTCAGTCAAGCAACTGAGAAAGCTCTCGTCAATCTTCGAAACAAACACAATGATAAATATAAAGCTCCATCCAAGAGGGTGGATCTTGGTATGTTGAAAGCTGTTTATCGACGAGGGAGTGGGGCATACTCTGTCTCTCATCGTCCCAACGTGAAGAGTCGTGAGCAATGGGCCTTAGCTCGTGTCAAAGCTTTTCTCAAACTTGTTGGAACAGGTGAGAGAAAGAAAGCATACAACACTGATCTCGACTTGCTTCCCAAAGGTCATCCTCAAAAGACTGATTTGAAAACTGAAGCAACGGCTTTATCACTTCCTCAAAAGTATTCACACATATCATTCAAACCTCCTGAAGGTGCAAAGACAGCAGCCGCAAGAGCACTCAAGAAAAGAGCAGAGAAGCCGCCAAGTCAAAGGGGGATGACTCCTGTCGGGTTGGCGCGTGCTCGTGATCTTGCCAATGGTCGAGAGCTTTCTCCAGAAACAGTGAGACGAATGCTTGCATACTTCACACGCCACGAGGTCGACAAAAAAGGATCGACGTGGGATGAGTATGGTAAAGGTCGTCAAGCTTGGGACGGTTGGGGTGGAGATGCTGGTTTTTCTTTTGCTCGAAAGGTCGTCAAACAAATGAATACAGCAGACAACAAAACAACATTGAGAGCATATGGAGAAGCAATCCAACTCTCAGAGTCAAATGCTTATGAAGTCCCAGAGGGATTGACCATTGGCAAATCATTTAAAACTTTATCCTTGGGTCAAGTCTCTTCTCGTATGAGTGGAGATGCAATCGGAAAAGAGATTGATCAGAATCTCATCTCTGAGCTTGTCCGAGTATTCAAAGAAAGACGTGAGCATGATCCTGTCATCATTGATTGGCAACATGCAACGTCACCTTTTCAAGGTGGATCACCAGCTCCTCCGGAGTCAGGCTCTGCCCTTGGAATGATAATTGATCTTGAAATGAGAGACGATGGCCTCTATGCAATTCCAGCTTATAACGAGCGAGGGATGGAGGTTGTCAAGAATGCTGGTGGAGTCCTGTGGTCGTCTCCAGAGTATATCCATGGAGAGATCTTTGCTCGTGATGGTGGTGACAAAGTTGGCGATGCTCAACTTCTTGCAATCACTCTCACACCAAGACCAGCACAATCCCATAATAAAATTGATCGTATCACCTTAGCAGAGGAGTCAATGATGGATGATCAAATCAACGAATTGAAAGCAGCTTTAGAAGCTAAAGATGCAATGGTCAAAGAGCTTGAAGCCAAGATCAAGGAAATGATGGATGATAAAGATTCCTCATTGACTGAAGATGAAAAGATGGCTGAGCACGATGACAAAGAAAAGATGGCTGAACATGATGATGCTAAAAAGAAAAAAGAGCATTATGATGAAGACAAAAAAGAAGAGATGATGGAAGACGAGGAAGAGAAAAAACAAAAACTCTCTGAGACTTTCACTCAAGACGTATCATTATTAAATGAGGTTGTTGCTCTTCGCGAGTCAGTCAAAAAGCTTGAAGCTGAAAACAACAAAATCAAATGTGATGAAGCTGTGAGCTCCTTACTTCGTGAAGGTAAGATCTCTCCTGCTGAACAAGATGTTGCTTCAAAAGCTTGGAACATTAAAGACCTTCAACCTGAGTTTTGGCAAATGTTCTCAGAGCGTCAGTCAAACTCAAGTGTACCTCTTGAGGAGGTTGGTCATGGTGCAAGTGGTCAAGAGATCAGTAAGAAATCACTTGATCAAAAAGTTCGTGCTTTAGCTGAAGAGAAATCAATCAACTACAGTGAGGCACTCAGTTTATTCAGAGAATCAAACCCAGACTTCTACCGTCAAGCATTTGGAGGATAACCATCATGGCTGACACACAAATTATACAAAGTTTTATCGCTGCAAGTGCAATCACTGAATTCGCTCTTGTAAGCATCGATGCAAATGGAAAAGTTGCAGTGACAACCGCAGGCGGTGACGTTGCTTGTGTTGGTGTTGCTCAACGTGCGGCCTCAGCTGGTGAAGCTGTTGACGTTGTCACTTTTGGTCTAACTCGTGTTATTGCGGGTGGTGCTCTTTCTCCTGAGACTGAACCACGTTTGTCAGCAACAACAGCAGGCAAAGTGACCGCAACAGGAGCAGCAAAATATCCTGTTGCTCGTATGATTCCAAATATCAATCAAACAGGTGCAGCCGACGGAGATCAGATTCTTGTCTTGTTCGTTGGTCCGACAGTTATTCACGCTTAAGGAGTAAATCATGGCAAGTTCATATAGTGTTATTCATCCAGTAGACGAGATCCTAACGTCCCTCGTGTCTGAGGTTGTACCTTCAGACAGTCAACTCATCGCAAACCAAATCTTTGAAAACGTGAAGATCCCTGAAAGAAGCGGAACATTCCTCCTTGAGAATAGTCGTAACTTCATGGGTGCTGGTGTTGGTCTTGACCTTGAACGTGCTCCTGGTGCGGGTCGTGCGAACATTGGTTCTTTTGATCGTACTAACTTGACTTTCAAAGCAAAGATCTATTCTGCACAAGATTCGATCGCAATGGAAGACATCATTGATAGTCAATATCCTGGTGGTGAAGAGGCTCGTATCGTTCGTAAAGTACGTCGCGCAATGATGCTTGCAAAAGAGCAACGTGCTGCAAGCTTAATGTTTGATACTGCATCATTCTCAAATGATACATGTACCAATGTTATGGGTGGTCAAGTTGATGCTGCTGGCACTGATGCCTTGACAGGTCTCGACAAATTGAAAGATCTTGTCTTCAATGCTGCTCATGGTATCAATCCTGATACTTTGATCTTCGGTCGTGGTGTATTCCGTTCATTAGCTCGTAATCCGGAGGTACGTGGATATGCTGGTGACGTGAGTGGTGCAGGTGCTTTCGCAAGTGGTAACCGCATTCTTACTGAAGAAGCAACCAAGGAAGTATTACGCAACATCTTGGGTATTCCAAACATCTACGTTGGTGAAGCTCGTCGTGAGACTGCTGTACCTGGTGCGACATCTTCAGAGTCTCAAATTTGGAACACAGAGACAATCTTCTGTGGCATCATGAAAGGTTCTGACGCAATCGTACAAAAGAGTGGTAATGTTAAAGGAATGCCTGTGGCTGCACTCAACTTCGATTTCGGTGGAATGCAAGCTGGTCAATATGACAGTCTTGATGCAACTCGTCGATACGTATATGCTGAAGAAGTACAACAATTCAAAGCAATCGACTCGACTCTTGGATACATCCTTACTGATTGCTTAGTATAGGACTGACATGTGCGATACTCACGAAACGATACTTCTTGCCGAGCAAGATGCTGATCAATTAGCAATCGAAGATCTTGAGAAGCAACTCAAGAATCAATCGGGAGATGTCGCACGTATCACCAAGGCAAAGATCAATGAGTTAAAAACTCAGATCAAAGCAGAGAAAGCAATGAGATCAGTCCTCGATAGATCAAGGACTCGATTTCTAAAAACGCTTGAGACAGCAGTCCAAGCAAGTGACCCATTGACAATCCTCTCTCTACCTAGAGAGCAGTTGATTGATTTTATTATTCGTGGTGGTTTTGACTTGTCAATTGATGAATTCATCGAGCAAG